ATATCGAGTGAACCACGTATATTTGTATCTTTATTCTCGTATACATAACCCATAAATAATTATGAAGCATAAAAAATTTGACTCAGATTTATTTGACCTAACCGACAGCCCAGCACGGGAAGCAACTAAGCAGTACCTATCCCGAATGGGATACACTGCCATAGATAACCCTAACAAGTACTGCGCTGACCTTATCATTGAAGACCTTTGCTATGTCGAGTGCGAGTGCAAGCTCGTGTGGAAAGGTCCAGTATTCCCTTGGCCTACAGTGCACATCCCGCAGCGCAAGCAGAAGTTTGCCAAGCTGGATATGCGAGTCCTGTTCTACATCTGGAACGCAGAGTACAGTCACGCTATGCGTATAGCTGGGGAGCTGCTGACAGATGACAGGCTAGTTGAAGTACCTAACCGAATGATATCAAAGGGTGAATACTTCTATGATATCCCTATGAATTGCATTCATATCGTAAGCAAATGCTAGTATTACTTGCGTTGTATCACAGGACCAACATAGTGAAGTTACCTTAGCAATAAGGTTTGTGTTATGTTACGTTATGTGTACAGTGCAGGGGGCTTTTTTTCATAGTTCAAGTCCCAAAAAAAACTTGGCCTACCTTTTAATTAAGGTAGGCCAAACTTGTTTTAGGATCTAGCGATCAAAGGTAGGAGTTATTCCTTCTTTCCTTTGCTTCTTTTGATACTTCCTCTGGGACTCTACGCCACCTCCAGTACGGTAGTACCATACGTCTGACAGAGGAGAGTTACGCCAGGACTTTATGTCGAACAGTTCCTTGTCGCCCTTGACCCACGATCTCAGTGACTGTTCGCCGTCGATCATAATGTTAATCGCAGGAGGAGTGAAGCGTTGGATTACACTTTCTACTGCACCCTTATTCAGTGCACGTGAAGTGGTGTACCTAGACAGTCCAAACATACCCAGCATATTATTCATTACGTGCTCGGGGATATAGGTATCCTTGCCTGCAATCCAGTCATCAAGTAAGTCCGATGGTAGGCCAAACATAGTCAACAGGGTAGCCATATATGCGAGCCTACGCAGCGCAACGGTACGTTGCTGCAATGTTTTTCCAGGACCACCAAGGTCATTCATAAACTCCTGCCTGTTGTAGTTCAAGTCCAGTAGCATAAAGGTACTAAGCTTGTAGAACAGACGCTTGCTTGGATCAGTCTGGTATCCCTCTGGCACCTGCAAGTAAGTCAGTGGCTGACGCTCAAGTAACTCTGATAACAGGGCCTCCTTGACGTAGATACTGTCATTGGTCTTATTTCGCTTAAGATCGGTTACAGCCTTTGCCGCATCCTCTGGTCCCATTTTAATAGTAAGGTAGTCAAGCAACTGCTGATGCTTCTTAGATCCTACTGGTGCATTGGCCTTCTTTACAAAGTCATCGTAGGCAGCCTCGATACTAGCGTGCTTCATAGCTGTATCCATCTGACGGAACGGGACCAGACGGCTAAGGCCAAAGTCCAGTGCCTTGGTTAGGAAACTAGGATCTTCAAACTCAGCAGACAGTTGAGTCTTAGCAATACCGAAGTCCCTCTCGATGTCGAACCTACGGTTACCTGTAACGGTACGGTAGGTGCCAGAGACTACTCCACCAAGTCCACGGTACAGTGCCACCTTGTACAAATCCATAATCTGTACGAGCACGGGGCCAGGGTTGATAAGTGTAGTTATGTACGTAAGCGTACCGAGGCTCTTTAAAATTTCATTCTCCGCTTGGAACTGAGACGTAATCAACTCGGTCAAGCTCTTGAGTTCATTTGCATCTGCTTCATCAATTTGACCTGCGGTAAATAGTTCCTCGGTAAGTTTCCCAAGCTCACCCAGTAAGCGACCTTCGCCCTTCTTAGTATCACCCACAACCTTGAAGCTTTCAATAGCTCGGGCCATGTTCGTAGTGTACTTACCGAAGGCAACTCCTGGCTCGTCGTAGAACTTTAGCTTGTCATCGTCGATAAAATTAATCTCACGTGCCTTAACATTGCCTGGAAGTTTAACACCGTTAAGATCCAAACGGAACTTACCTTGCAGGAAGTCCTGAAAGAAACGTGCACGCTCTGTCTCTTGCATTTCAGGAAGCGGTGCAGGATTACCATCTGCATCCTTCATTTCGCTACGACGAATGTTCTCTTCTCGGACCAGCACCTCAAAGGTACGCTTAGTCTTGTGCCCGTAGGATTTAATTAGGCCCTCAAGATCTTTGATTACACGAGGGAAGTAGTCCTCAAGGTAACCAATCTTAGGCATACCGAGTTCATTGTACTCAGTATATATCTCCTCCAGGATAGGCTGTACGTCCAGACGGTACATATTAAGTAAGCCGTGCTTGTGAAGTAGCGCATCCCTGCGCTGCATCTTAGCTTTGTTAGACGGAAGGTTTGCCTCCTCTGGAGTAGGGCTAAAGAACATAAGCTGCTTGAGTTCTTGGAACTCTGCACCCTTAACAGCATTCAACTTATTGAAGAACATCTCGGTCTGCTTTCTGTACCCCATAGAACGCATACGAATAGCAGAGTCTAAGTTCTGAAGTATACGACCGAACATCGGATTGATACGGTTCAGTCGTGTAATGACTGGAGTCAGGTACTTGGATGCAGTTTTACGGAAGGCACCGTCGAACCACTTGCGTTCTTCACGGATGCGCTCGGATGAATCCTGGCCTACCCTTTCACCAGCTTCGGTGTTCTCCTTGGCAGTGTTCTTGTCTGTTGCATCGTAAGCCTGTGCTACCACGTCCTGACTCTTGGGTCGGATCGAAGGGTCTGCTGCCTTCAGCAGCTCCACAGTATCAACAATGACCTGTGCAGCCTCAGGGTTAGTCTTGATCATTGGCCCCAGTACCTTGGCCATGTAAGCCTGTACCGAGCGCAGAAGTTTTACGATAGTGTTCCAAGCTGGACCGCCTTGGCTTTGCATTTGGTACTCCTCGGAGAACTCTCCGTATAATAAATTCTGTATTACTGCACGGCTGTACTCTGAGCCATACCCAACATAGTCATCTGGCTTAATGTCCTGGTACACATCTTTAATGTCTGCACGTTCTGCATCAGTAAGGCTCTTGCCGAACTCTCCAAAGAAGTCTGTCCATCCCTTGCCTCCCTCTGCCATAGAGAACTTCTTCCTGGCCGAAACCATTATGACCTTATGCATAGCAGCGTGAATTATTTCTTCACGCATTGCTGCACGTATGCCAGCCTTGCTGCGTTTAAGCAGCAGCATAGGGTTGTACTCGATGATCCCCTGAGTAGCATTGTAACGTGCTACATAGTCGGTCTTCATCCGCATGACGATCCTTACATTGATCTTCTTACCAATGGGATCGAACTCCTTCTCGATGGCATCCTGTACTTGGCCGCCGTTGTCGTAGGTATCTCTGGGACCACGGTCCTCTACCTCGGTGTCGGTAGCCTGAGCTGTTACATCATCTTGGTAAGTTGACTTAGAAAACTCTTCGGGGAGTAAGCCAATCTTCTGATCGGCAAACTTCATCTTGCTGTAAGCTAGATTAGATAAACGCTTTGCTTCTTTGGTGTCACCATTTTTGCGAGCTTCACGAGCCTTGTTCCGTATTTCAAATGCAGCATCGTTTACCCCAGAGAAATTAACCCAAGCATTTTGACCACGAGTTTCACTAGCTAAAGCTCTTTGAGCCAGCGGTGAAAACATAAGCGAGTGCACATTCCATGCATTCTCTTCCCCGATTGCACCAAATCCATTGCCCAGTTTTGCGTGACCAAAAAAGTCGTGAACAAAACGGAAGACATCATTTACCAGTAATGGATTACCATCCTTGTCTGTACGGCCAGAGTCTGCCAGCATAGGGTTTTCACGCCGAGCCTTTGCACTAATGCCCTTTGACCCGAAGCCTTCCTCTGTAGGAAAGATACGCATTACCTTTCGGCTGCGCAAATCTTCAATCATATCTGGAGAGTTATCGTACTCTACGTTACTTAACTCCATGCTGTAACCAGCATCAAGTATAGCATCGTATTGATCTAGCGTCTCTTGGACTAACGCCTCGTATGCACGGCGAACCTCTGGGTTCGTTGGATCGTGCTTCATCTCGTCGTAGGCTTTGCCTATGACCGCAGCTTGGTCCTGATCTAACTCAGTTATGCGTCTGGGTTCTTGGACAGGAAGTCCTGTAGACCCTTGGTATCGTTCTGAAATCTCCGAAGAATCCTGGAGGGGCTGACCGAAGAGGCGGTTTCCTGCGGGTACTTGGCTTGAGTCTGTGCCAGTGCCTTGTCCCCCACTTGCTGGATCAACTCCATAAAGTTTTTGGGCTGCTTTTGCTGTGTATCCTGAGATTGTATCGTCTGTTTGCGCATATTGGTATCCTGTTTTCTGGAAAGCATTTAATATGTAGAACCATCTTACCGCTTGCAAGCTTGCAGGTTCTAATTTTTGTCCTGTTTGTTTTTGAAATTCCTCGTTGAAAGCAGAAGAGAACTCTTGAAATATCTTTTGCTCGGTATCATTTAACGGTAGTCCAGTACCAGACTCTAGCATACCCTTAAAGTAAGACCTGATGAACCGTGATTCCCAGATGTCTGTAGTTGTGTACTCAACGTTACCCAAAGTGTTCATGCTGTAAGAACCTACCTTCGGTCCAAACATAAACATTCTTGGTATTAACTTATCCTGTCCTGTTGCCTGCTTAACAACCTGTTTAACTTGTGATTGTTTTCCTACACCCTTATATCCGAGACTACGCTTAGAGGAAATAAGCTCTGTCATTGTTACAGGCTCTAGCAGATATTCAATGGTGGCATCAAGTCCGATTTCATCTATCTTCTTTTGAATAGCCAATATCGAGGTTGCCTTTGTTGCCCCAGTATTAGATCTGAACTTAAACCCTGTCTTCACTGGGTCATATGTGCGTGCTCCTTTTTCAGTTCTGCTTGGGACAATAAAATTAAAGTTCCCGTTATCCTTGTATAACTTAAATACACGGAGGGCATCAATAATGTTGTCTGGCAGTTTAGTACTTGGGCTAGTAAGCCCAGCAAGAATCCTATAAAGATTAAACTCTGTATCTGTTACAGGTCCAACAACAGCCTCTAAATATGTTCTAGTAAGTTTTTTGTCAGTCTCGTAGTAGGTAGCAAACTTTGGATTTGAAGTAAAGAATTGAAGCGTATCAGACACGGCTTGTTCTGCTACACGTAGAAAATTCTTAGGTGATGCCTTAATCCTAGATCCAGTTGTGTCGAGCACCCTTGCCCAGAACTGAAAGAAGTCTTCATTTGCTTGTGGTGCCAAGTTTTCAAGCTGAATTTTTTCAGCAGCAGCACTTGTAGATACAGGCTTAGCCACGGGCTGTGCCGCCTCGGCTACTACGTCTTGCGGTAAAGCAACAGACAACTCAGAGCCTGCACCGTCATATTGGTCACGCATCTGCGACCGTACTTCACGACCCATTGCGTTAATCTCTGCACTAGAGTAACCAGCATCCTGCAACAGCTTACGATACTTGGTACGCTTGCGCTTGGCTGGATCGCTACTGGTTGAAGTAGTTGCGCTGTATACTGCACGCTCCAAGTCAGAGGCAAATTTTATCTCTCCAGACTGTTGATACTTAGGTTGAGCTGTCTTACTTAAATTCTGGGGAAGGCTAAAGCTTCGTGCCTCTGGTGCCTGCTCTGGGGTAGGTGCTTTTCTAGCCTGCCTCTCTTTAAGCTCTGCTTCCATAGAACTTTTCCATCCACGCATATGAGCCTCTTTAGCTTTTTCGCCAAAGTTTTTGCCTATTGTGTTAGAAGTTCCTTGTGCCCGTCGAGGGTCACCAGAAGTATTTTCCCACGATTTCTTTCCAAGGTCAAAAATTTCATTAAGTGTTTGGACGTTACCAGTAATACTATTTGGTTCCGTTAGCTCTGAGTCATCGTAAGGGCCAATGCCTTCACTAACCGCAGTCTCTGGCTCTACGGGTGCTTGCTCTACAGCAGCCTCTGGCTGCACAAGTACTTCCTCCTGTGTAGGATCAGGTGCTTGGTCAGGTAGGTCTAGCTCTTGCTCGGGGCCAACAGGCACAGGTGCACTGACTGTATCAATTTGCATTGGGTACGTTGTATCGTACCGACCAGCTAGCTCTGCTTCGACTGCTGCCCTTGGATCTTGGCCAGGATCAATAGCCAATGATACCGTCTTTACGGGACCATCAATTGGCTTGTAAGTTACTGTAACCGCATCGGGGATAGTAAGCTCTGATCTTTCTTGAACTGGTTTCTTTAGGTCTGCCTTTGTTCCGCCTGATGGTGCACTTGGTGCACCTCCAATAAGTTGTACCCCTCCGCTGATTGTACCACCTACTATCGAACCTACGGCGAACTCCATTGAACGCTGTCTAAGTACGTCTAGGGATACAAGCTCACGGTCTTCGTCGTACAGTAAAGATGCAATGGTATCAAGCGACTGCCCTTGCAGTGCCTCAGTTAGACCTTCAGCTCCTGCTGCCTCTGACATTTCACGCAGTGCACTTTTCTGTTTCTTAATAGCTTCCTTAAGAACTTTATTAGATACTCCACCAGTAGCAAGCTTACGCAAGACGGGACCCATTATCTTACCGACTGCTGCTGTTTCAAGTGCAGTACCAATTGCAGTCTGTGCAAGCATACCCTTAAGGGCTTGATCTTTCTCGGCTTGATTAAAGTCAGTGTAACCCTTCCCTACAGTCTGCTCCATATCATTTAGGAACTCAGTAGACATCTGCCCACCAGTAGTAAGGGCTGCTGCACCTAGCATTCCAGGAACGTTACCCGCAGCAAAGCCTGCTGCACCAGCAGCTACAGTAACGGGGAACTGACCAATGCCACGAAAGACTTGGCCTGCTAAAGATTCACCGAACTCTTTGTCGAGTCCTACTTTCTCGCCAATGCCTTGACCGTACTGACGCATATCCTCGGCGGCCTCAAGCATACTGTCACTACCAAATGATTGCCCTGCCCATTGAGTAATACCAGCAACAGTATTAACTGTAGCTTCAGATGTCCCAGTAAAGAGTCCCTTAGCTACATCTACAAGTAGAGGGTCATCTAAATCTATAGTCCCAGGCGGGTTACCACGTGGTCCTGCTTGCTGCCCAGCTTGCTGCTGAGCAAAGCTAATGACTTCCTCTTGAGAAGCACCCTCTGGGTGCGTGACATCGTATTGCTTGCCGTCAGGAGCAGTTACTATACTTACTGGCATATATTTAAATTAGGGAGTGAAAGTCTTAGCGTATTCCTTGGCCAGGAGTATAATATTTTTTAGCATCTGATGCCAATGCATCACTATACATATTACTAAAAAAACTTCCTACATTTCTTAAGCCTTGTCCTACAGATTCACCAGCCTCCCGCATTGCTGGATTGTACGATTCGGGCATTGGGCTTGCTGTAGGTATGCCACCTACACTACTAAGGGCATCAGCAGATACCGAAGCTTCCGTTGGGACATTTGCAGAACTTGCAGCATCCCGTAGTTTTGAACTCCATCCGTCTTGAGGTTGCGCCATAACAGTACCTGATCCCGTTGCACTCATATCAAGAAGTTCTCGAACTCCTTCTACGGCCAAGTATGCTTCTGGGTTTTGTACTGGAGTTGCTGAGCCACCCAAAAATCCAAATGCATTACGATACCCTGATTCCTCTTTCTTGTATAGCTGCCCATCTTTAATGATTAAATCATTTTCATCTAGGAACGCCTGTCCACTAGCAAGTTTTTTAGTACTAATAGATTCAGGAGTTGATTGACTAGCAGCCGTAGTTTGAGCTTTTCTTAAATTTGTTTGAGCTTGTACATTAGCAAGTGTAGCAGCGTCCATTTCGGCCTGTTTTTGAGCGGCCCTAGATTCCATAATAGTATCTAAGTAACCTTTGACTTCCATTGCTGATCTTTTATTTAAATTGCCGTCTTCTTGCAACTGCTTAAAACTTTTACCTATGCTGCCCTCTTCCGCCTGTCCTAGAGCAATAAGATCTGGGTTAGACGCAAGTATACCTTCAATAGAAGCCAGAGTAACTCCAGTGATCTCCTTGTTTTTCTGGTACTTCTCAATGCCTTCACCGATCTGCTGACCAAGGCTAGCTAGTGCGTTCGCTCGTATGTTAGCGGCGTTTGCAAAGCCGCTGTAGTCAGCGTTGCCCAGCTCTGGGCGAATTTGTGATCCTGTTTGAAATCCCATAATTTAATCCTTCATATAAGTTGGTATTGATTGATCAGCCCATTGTACCCTATTAGATACGTTCTCAATAGTGCAGTTAAGTTTCGGGCAATGAACAAATTTAGGTGCTTCCTCCCTGCGGTCAATGCAAGCAGTGCAAGCGTGAACGTAGTCGCAGTTCTGTGAGCGATCTTTCTTTTCTCCCCACTTGGCATCTACTTTTTCGTAGCGGTCAAGTTGAATGGGTACGTTGTTTTCTTCGCAGTATTGAAACACATCATCGTGTGTCCAGTCTTTCATAGGGTAGTAAGCATTGCACTGCCCAGGGTTAATGCGTACGTCAACACGAGTGCCAGCATCACCGCCGTAAATTGGGTCACTATCACAATGCTTATGACCTACAAACATTGTATCCCAGTTAGCAATAATACCTGCATTCTTTGGGCGATCACAGATATCTAAAGCGCAGGCCCAGGGTTGTCCCTCCTCCATTGGAGTAATGCCCGTAGGGCAAGTCATATCAGTGTTATCGAAGTAGTAGCGATTTTGTATTTCAAACTCATCGTCTGTCTGTTGGAACTCACTAATTGCAGGATGCCAAGTGTAGACCTCTAGTCCCCATTCTTCAATGATTCGATTCTGGAATGCATACTTGTGCGGCTGCCATTGCTCCCTGAAGAAAACTACGGGGATCTTGGCTTTGCATTTATTGTACACTAGGTCGAGCAGAGCCATACTATCTTTGCCTCCACTCCACGCAATTACTGGGTTCCCTGCATTCGCAAGACCCAACTTAATGTTTTCAATCGCACTTTGTATTTTGTTTTGCATTCAATAATCCTATGGATCAATAATAGCCAGTCAACATTTAGATAGCTGCAATTGCGGCTCCACCTAATGCCATTTTACCAGCATCTGCCGTTGCACCAGCCTGTGCCATAGCACCACCATAACTTACCTCATTAGCCTGCTGTTGCATTGCCATATTGATACCCATATTTGGATCGAACAACTGAGGCCCCATAGGTCCTGCTGCACCTTGCTGTGCCTGTCCTAGCATTTGACCGCCAAGGTTAATAGAAGAAGAAGGACGACCTAAGATAGTCATACCTACGTCACCCGCAAGCTGACGGTTCATACCAAAAGCTTGTTGCCCCATACCTGCTGCCTGACCACGAAGCCCTGACAAGTACTGCTCACGTCCAAGGATCTGTCCAGCTACCGAGCTTTCATCTCCTACACGACCTACACGCTGGGACATCTGTAATGCCTGCTGATCAGCTAGACGCTGTTGCTCTGGGTTTAAGCCCTGTGAACGCTGATACAGGTCCTGGGCCATAGCAGTCTGAGACTCAGCAAGTCCCGTGCTATAAGGGTCAGCTTCACGATAAGCTTCGACTACTTGAGGGGCGAACTCCTCTAGTGCAGCTACATCTGATTCACGCTGTAAGCCTAGTTGCTCACGCTGTAATGCACCTGCACGGGTTGACTGCTCCTCAAGGAGGTCAAACAAGCCAGGAGTACCCTCAAGGGTCGGAGACATACCTTGCATCTGTGCCTCAATCTGTGCAATACGTGCAGCACGATCTTGACCACCAGCACCAGCGGCCTTAATGTACTCCGCTCGTTTTTGAGCTTGATCTTTATTATAGCGGCTAGACCCCTTTCGTGCTGGAAACAGATTATTAGCAGAAGCTTCAATAGCAGCCTTACGCTCAGAGCTGCTCATTGTTTCGTACTCTTGTCCTGCCTTGAGTCCAGCCAGTTCATTCTGTAGACGTGCGTACGCAGGGTTATCTGCACCAGCCTCAATGCCTTGAGCCATTACGCCAATGTCAGCCAGTTCTAGGGCAGTGTACTGCGGGCGATACTGAGCCTCCGAAGCAATCAGACGATCCTGCAATCGAGGGTCCGTGATGCCTTGGTATTGACCACTAAAGCCTTTACCGAATAAGTATTCACCCATTGACTTTCCAGGGTCAATTGGTGGTGGTGCTTTTGATCCTCCTTTTCCGCCTCCCATAATATTATATTCCTAAGATTTTGTTAAATAATGCAGTGCTGTATACCACTTTAGTGGGAGCACCTTGCCTGTATCGTATGCCTAGTAGTTTTTTCTGCATAACCTCAGGGCATTGAGTAATGAAGTTATGTGTAAGTTTTTTAAAAGATTTATTATCCTCCGCAAATAGGAAGGCCATAAAGATTGCATTGCCGTCTTCCTTGTCCGACTCCCAGTTCTGAACAAAGAACCAGTCGTCTTCCTCGTCGCAATTATACCACATAAGGACACCTAGGATATTACCCTCTGCGTCCTGCTCTGTAGTAATAGTATCCTTAGCCATATGGTAGGCCACAAGGAGTTGTATTAAGTCACGGGGCCATCCGTCCAGTACCTTGCCGTTTTCCTTTTCAATACAGAAGTCCACTACCTTATCGATGTAGAGAAGGGCTTCCTTTTGCGTAGCGTTTTGCAACGCTAGTTGAACTGATTGGAGGAGAGGGTTCATTAGTATCCGATTACTTGCCAATACACTTCTGGAACAGTTGCTTGAGTATTGCGTAGCACTAAAGTAGTATTACTTAAGGACTCTACTTTTACTGAAAATAAATCGTCAGTCCCTGGATATTTATGGGTAAGCTGTGCATTTACAGTACCAGAAAAAACATCCAGATTAGTATCAAAGGTAACAGTAGTGGTAGTATTTGCCGCTGCCGAAACCGTCCCAAACTTCATAATCAAACCATTAGGAAGTGTTACACTTTCTCCTCCAGCATAGGTGCTTGGAGTAAAACCTCCAGCTGTAGCATCTACATAAGCCTTGATGCTCTGTTGTGTAGCAAGTGCCGTATCCGAGTCAGATACCATATCATCTTCGTCTAAGATGGCTACCTCTTGGGGAGCAGCGGCAGCACCGCTTACGTTGCCGAGAACCTTGTAGTCAGCTACGTTTTCAATTTTAGCCTTAGTAACATTAGCGTCCAGGATCTTAGTTGTAGTAACAGAACCCGTAGCTAGTTTAGCAGCGGTAACACCGCTGTCACGAACTGCAATAGCTCCGTTAGCGTTTACGATTGTACTAGCGTTATCAACGGAGTCAGTCCCAAAGGTAGCTGCATCTACTAAAGAATTAAGCTTGCTTGCTGAGAGTTGCTCTCCGTTGGAGAAAGCTGTTCCTTTATTTATAATTGCCATTGTATTAAATTGTTAAGCTAATTGAACTGATTGTAGGAGAGGGTTATTCATTATTATGCGTATGCTCGAAAAACTATTTTCCAATTAGGTGAAGCTGGAAAAAAACGACTATTAACAGTAGTTCCGTGCGCAAAGGCTCGCTGAGAATATACGCCCCTAAACTTTACTTCTGCGCTATTTTTAACGACCGACCAGTCACCAAGTCCAACATCGCTTTGAGAGTGAGTAACAATTTCGTCTCCAGCAATCCAACCATTATCATTGGTTTTGCAACGATACACCATCTCCATAAGTTTTGGTATTTCCCCTAAACTATGAGAAATTGTTAAAACGGCAGCATTAGCGGCAGGAATATCTTGCTCTGCGCTTTCAAAACTTTTTGTAAAAACGCTTACATTATCGACATAAGCCTTAATGCTCTCAGAGGTCGCTAACTTGGTGGCACTAGCCGTAGCCATCGTGTCATCGTCAATAACATCCGTAAGTTTAGCAAAGGTTACATTAGCATCTAGGATAGCAGGTGTAGTAACTGCATCGTCAGCAATCAAAGCTGAAGTAATGGCATCATCAGCAATCAAAGCTGGAGTAATAGCATCATCAGCAATGTCAGCAGTGCCAATAGAGCCAGCAGCCAAGGCCGCCGTAGGCGAGCCAAGGTCATTGAGCTTAGTAGATGTTACCGTTTCAGTAGGGGTAAATGAGTTCCCAGGGGTAATTGTAATTGTAGCCATAATTATTGTACGCTAGTTGTTGATCTTGATGCAGGTGCTCCTGAGACTTTTATTCCTCGGACTCTTGGGCGACCCTGTGTATTATTAATTGTAAATTGAATGCCGTATCCTCGGCGGTTACCTATTCTACCACGTATGGAAACATCCTCGTCAATGTCTAGGCTTCCGTCAATGTATGAACTCAGTGTATTAAGATCTACCTCTGCGTCAATGTTTTCTACTTCGGCTGAAATATCAAAGTCGGACTGCTCCGAGGCACTGGACTGCACGTGCATCTCAAATTCACTCCAACGCTTACGACCGAAGTCATTAAAGGTAAACTGACGGGTAGTTACTTCAGCAGGGATGCTGTAGATAACGCCCTCCTGTCCTCCTTGGACTGGAATAGTAGTAGCCAGTCGATCAACGCCATCAGGTCGAGCATCAACCCTGTGAAGCCCTCCAAGGGCATTCACTGCATATACTGCACGGTCACCTTTCTTGCCCGCTACAATTAAGTTCTCGATGTCCCAGTCCACGTCAGACGTGGTATCTACGGACTCCCACTGCTTGTTAATAAAGTTAAAGACAAGGATGGTATTATTTACGGTGCTTGATCCAGTCGGAACAGCAATGTAGTAGCGATTGTTAAAGTAAACAGCTACGGACTGATCCCAGTACTGACGGTTAATCTTATCAATGGTAGTCTGAATGCTACTACTTAGTGGTAGTTCGCTACCACGGAGGTTATACAGATCCTGGAAGTTTGCTCCGTATATACCATTGTCAGACAGGAACATTACGTTGTTACCAATTTGAACAATTGTCTTACGGGCTAAGCAACCTACTTCATTTGTGATTAATTGCACTGTTGAAGCATCAGGGCTGCTGCCCTGTACCAAGTGAATTGAATTACGGTTGAATACTACTAGCTTGTCATCCGCAAAGGACAGTAGTCCAACGTTAAAGTCCGCAGTTCCAGCATTGAACCTGTACTGATTATAAATCTGATCATAGGTATCTGCGTCCAAGATGTCCGACACAATGATCTCATCAAGGTTATCACGAGCTGTGTATTGCCCTTCTGGATCATCAACCGAATAGCGATACGGCATAACCAATCTACGCTGGTGATAGGTAGCATAAGGTGGTGCTGGCATATGCGTAAAGCCCAGTCCGACCGAAACTTTCTTGGTAAAGATAGGATCAGTAAATAAGGATGCACCGTCATTTACGTGCGTAGTAACTGTGCGTGAATCAAGTACAAACTGGAACCCTGCATTAATTCCTGCACGAGGATTTTTTGCATATGAGCCTGGGGATGGATTGACATTAAAATCGGTATAGATAACAAAGGTAGTAGGACTCGGCACTCCTTGAGCAAAAAATGATCCATTGAAGGGATCGCCATTTGGATCCCATTGATCCATAATGATGGGTTCGCCACTCACTAAATTATGCGCTACCTGTGTAGTGATAGTATATTTATAAAGACCCTCAAAGTCTCCAGATCCTTGTAACCCATCATTTACAGCAAGATCAATATCGGTAAAGGCTTCACCCAATGTAAAAACTTTATTTACAACGTAGTCCTGACCAATGGTAAGTCCAGAGTCTGCACCTGTTGCT